CATAAACATTTCCACCATACTTAACAATATCATCTACAGTATAAGCAGTGCTTACACCCCAATCACCTCTCCATTTAAATTTAAGTCTACCTAATTTGAAATCTGCCATTTGTTAATCCGTTTTCCTATATTTATATACCATCTTGATAAGTTGATGAATTTACACTCGCCGTTGTACTTTCAAAAGAGCCAAAATCGTCACTTGTTGAATCTTGATTAGCTGTATGATTTACTCTCTTTACCAACTCTCCAATACTATTTATAAGGTAAGTAGTTGTGGTATTTGCGTCAAATACAAATTGTTGAAAAATATCTGAATCATTATTATAAAATCTTTTTTTCAACTGTGCTATCTGTATATTGCATCCACTCGCTGGAGCAAACATAAAGGTTAATATTGTTCCATCTACCGTATAATCTAAATTTCCATCGCTTCTTACACCATTACAAACCACATATAATCTATGTCCAAGAGTACCCATATTTGCGTTTAATGTGAAAGCTATTGTAGAACCATCACCAACAAATTGGTGACAATTATATATTTCCACTCTTTCTTCAACATAATCTGTACCATCTTTTGGTACTGCATCCGATTTTCCTTCTTCCACATATGATGAAAAACATATTTCACCAGTTTCATTAGGGTTAACAGATGTTAAATAAAGCATACCTTCTTGTGTTCTACGAAGGCCATTAAATTTTTGTTCTTGTGGATTTATATTATGTTTAATTGAAATTCCCATTAACTTATCTCCAGTACACTAGCATATACTTCTAAATCAGTTGTTGATGAATCTGGTAATGGATGTGCCACTACTCTTAATATATCATTTGATTCTAAATTTATAGGTTTATCTAAAACTAAAGTATTATTAGGTGGTATTTGTGCTTTGTTAGCAACATATCTAAATGTAGTTCCACCATCTACTGTAACTTTTACATCTACAAAACCATTATTAGAATCTGATTTATTAGTTATATATACTGCGTGAATAACTGCTTGTCCAGCACCACCAGCTGTATATAAATTTGCAGCTGAAGTATCAGCAAAACCAAGTGCCATACCTGCATTTTTAAATAAACTAGCCATTCTATCCTCCGAAAACTATTCCATATGCTAAAGCGTCACCATCACTAGCAAGAGCGTCTCCACCTGGTAAACCATCTATTGTTAAATTGCCAGATGTTATAGCTGTACCTGTTACGTCAGGTAATGTAATAATATTATCTGCTGTTGGTTCTGCTACTGTTAATTCAGTTTCAAATGCATTTGCTACATCTCCTTCAAATATAAATTGTGACCCATTCATAGTAATATCTTTATCAGTTATAGCTTGATTATTTGTAACTTCTTGTAATGTTATTCCACCTACACCACCAATTTCTTTAATATTACCTGCACTTGTTTTTGAATAAAATTTACCATCGTGTATATTAACAGCTAATTCTCCAACGTCTATAACACCTAATGATGGAATACGTGTTGCTACTTCTGTACGTAATGGTTTAATTCGTGTTGTCATTATTTTCTTCTATTTAATTTAGCTTTAAATTTAATTTTATTAATTAATTTTGTCTTTGTAAGTCTTCTATCTAATTCTATTCCTATTTTTCTTCCAATTTTTTCTAATTCTTTTTTAGTTTTGTCTTTTAAATCTCTAACAACAATTGTTTTTAATTTCTTTTCTTCTACTACAAATGAATCTACAAACTTATCCCAAGATTTACTAATCCATTCAAACATTAGAAAGTTCCACCATCTACTGTAGAAACTTCAACATCACCAGAGGTAACTGTAAAGTTATCAGTAGAAAAAGACGCAACTCCTATATTTGATGTACTTGCTAATTCACCAACAATTTGTAATGTGTTACCAGTAGCAACAGTATTAATTCCTTCACCTGCTAAAAATTCTAAAACACCACCAACTCTTACGGATCCTTGTGTTGAAGATTCGTCTGCAAAATATAAAGGGTCAGAAAGTTTATCACTTGCAATTGAACCTGCTAACATAGTATTTGTTATACCTAATGCTTTAACTCTTAATGCGTCACCTGAAACTTCAACTGAAGCTCCGTCAACTTCTACATCTATTGTATTACCAGATTTTGTTAAAGCGGCACCTGCAGTAATTTGACCTGCACCAGAAAATTGTGCTACATCTAAATCAGTTGTTCCAAATGTTGGAGCACCTGTGTGTGTAAATGTATAACCATTATTTGCATTTAAAGTTCCATCTTCTACAAATACGAATGCACCACCACTTAATTCAGCTGGTTGGTCTTCTGGAGTTGCTCTTGTTAATACAAATTCAGTTGATCCATCACCAACAGTTGTAACTACATAAATTCCATTTTCGGTTGCGTCTGTTTGGTCTTTAACTAAAACTCTATCGTTAACACTTACTGCTACATCATCAAGTGATAATGCACCGACAATACTTGCTGTTAATGTTGCACCAACACCTAATGTTCCATTATTATAAGTTGCTGATAAATCAGCAGTTGTTCCAACTTTACAAGATGGTTTAGTATCTAAACCTTGAGCAACTTGGTCAACATATGCTTTATTTGCAAGTGATTGATTTTGAAATCCTGCTCTATCTTCATATCCACTAGGAACAATTATTGAACCTGTTCCGTGTGGTGAGATATTAATATTTTTATTTGCGGATGTAGTTGTAAATGATTGACCATCAATTGTAATGTCATCAATTATTAAAGAAGTTAATCCTGCTAAATCTGTTTCTGTTTGACCTAAAGTTAAAGTAGATGATCCTAATGTTGTAGTAGGATTTGCTAATTTATCATTTGCAATAGCGGCACTACCAGATAAATTTGAATCTGTTAATGCTGTTGCATTTATAGTTACCGTATTATCAGTAACTACTGCTTCCATACCAGAACCACCAGCGAAAGTTAATGTTTCACTTGTATTATAAACGTCTGTTCCAGTATCACCTGCTAAATCTAAAGCTTGGTCAACAACTGCAAATCCTAAATTACCAGCACCATCTGTTTTTACAAATTGTCCTGCTGAACCATCACCATCAGGTAATGTAAATGTAGTTGTAGAAGTTACACTATTTGGCGCTTTAAGTCCAATATGTCCTGCACCATTATTTGAACCTTCATTAAATTTTATTGTTCCGCCAACTGTAGTAGAACTACCTAAAATTATTTCATCTATTGCTTTATTTGAATCAGCTATTAATGCTCCACCTGAAGTTAACACTCCTGGAACGTGATCCAATAAATCGGCAAAATATTGTCCGCCGATAACTGTTATATTATTTGCGTCACCATTACCATCTACACCACCTTCACCAATGAATAATCTATCTCCTAGATTACCTTGTGTTCCTGTTCCATAAGTTAAAGCTAATTCACCTAATTTTAATGTTGATGGTGCTGAAGTACTTGATGACCGTTTTATCTGTATTATTGTTGACATACGCTATTTAAAAACTCCCACAATTAAATAATAACGTTCCAGTTGTTGTAACTACTTCCGTTCTAGTTACAAATTTACCATCACTTGACCTGTATTGAATCATTGCTCCATCATCTAAATTTGTTGTATCAACATCACCAAGGCGAGAAAATCTTAATTCTGAATTTTGTACAGCTACAGTTGATGGTATGGTTACTGAAACTTTTTGTGGACCAGATTGTGTATCTACGTTAATTTTTGCTGTAATATCAGGCATTACTTCTCTCCCTTTATTTATATATTTATAACAAAAATAAGTTTGATTATACTGTTACTTGTGGTCGGACTGTAATAATTCCTTCAATAACTCTAGTAACAGCAGCTCCAGATGTAATTTCAAGGTCATACACATATCTCTCAGCGTCTAAAGCGGCTGTTTCAGTTGCCGTTAGTGAGAGAGTAACTACTCCTGTGGTAGCGTCTGTCGCTATTGAAGTAGTCATATTTGTTCGTGTTCTAGTGGAAGCAAAGCCTTTAGCCAACTTAGCAGAAGCCGTATAACCTGTAAGGTTAAAAGCATTGTCTTGAGCGTCTTTTACAGTTACGTCTGAACTGAAAGTTGCCCCTTGGTCTATAGTTAAATTTGCTATTGCGGCCATCTATTTTTTATCTGTAATTTTGTTCGTTTCTGGTACTTCTTTTTTAATCAACCCTATAATCTTCTCGTTATAAAATTTAGTTAAAACATCTATTTTCTCAATTTCAATAGTATGTCTAGTCTTGCTTACTTGTATCTCTTGTCTTACTGCTAGATAATTCTGTAATTCAGGACTAAGCGACTTCTCATCATACGATTTTCCATCAATTGTTATTGCCATAGTTAATCTCCATTCATTAATTCATAGTACTATTTATACATTAACTACTTAACATATTATGTAATATTAAATCAGTAGATTCTTCTGTTAAGATAGTATTTGCTACTATAAACATTGATTCTTTTTTACTTGTAAATACTATATGCTCTTTACAAGTATTTAAAAAATATAATCTTCCGTGGTCAAAATTCAAAACTTTATTATCTAAAATAAAATAATTTCTTGTTGGATTGCAATTATAGATTGGAATAAACAATCTACACGTTGGTAATTCTCTATCATAATGGTCTCTATGAGATGGAAATTGTCCACCTGCTGACATCTTAATAATATGAGTTCTTCCTAAATGATTTTTAAATTTTGATAATACTGATTCAACATAAGGCCAAAAGGGTGTTAGAGTTTTAAAATCTGGTTCATCAAGATTTAAATTTTTTTCTATATTATATTCTTTTAATGAATCCAAATCTGGTATGCCAGAAAAATTACCATCCAAACTAGTTATACTTAAACCATACCTAGCAATCTTTTTTCTAGGATTATATTGAACCCATTTATCATCAAATAATTTTAAACCTTCCTCAAATGTTTTATAATTTAAATTACAATTCAAAGGAATAATATCGCCATATCTAGCTATTGTGTCATATAAGTAACTCATTTTATTTTTGTATTAAATACCTTTATTTTTTTTGAATATGGAAAACCTGTAATTTTTAATCCATCTTCTGTTCCCCAACCAAATTTTTCATCATTACGGACATTATCAAAATATATTTGTATATTTTGTTGATAATATTCTATTTCTTCTTGTACGTTATTTGTAAAGTAATCTACTAGTGTATTAAATTTACCTATATTCCAATCAAATGTACCATTTTCAAATTCACCAGAAGGTCTACTATTAAATTCTTGAAAATATAGTTTACCATTTCTTTCCCTACAAAATTCTGTAATTAAAATTCTGTTTTTTACTGTTATATGTTCTTTTAATTTTGTATAAAACTCTTCTACTATATCTATATCCTCTTTTGGAAAATCTGTAAATGGATATTGATATAGATATGGGACATTATTACCTACAATAAAACCATCTCCAAATTTACCTATACTATGATTGTATATATGATACTCGCCATTATCATCAACTAAAGCGTGTTGTTGACATACATAATCATAATTTATATATCTTTGTATCAAATCATTTGGTCCTACTATATGATTTTTTTTATCAGCAATTTTATAACCAGTACCACCACCTGAATCACCTACATCTAATTTTACTATAATTTTATCATCAATACTTCCTTCATCTATAGTAGGTATACCCATTAATTTACATACTCGGTCTTGTTCTCTTTTAGATGTAAAAAACTTTAAAGCTCTTTTATCAAATTGTGTTTTAGTATTATACCATAAAGAAAGTTCATATTCTACTTTAGTTATTGGTTCTTCATCTCTACAATTCATAATATATTCAGGTTCAAAATCTAAAGTTTTTATATAATATTGTGAATCGTAATATTTTTCTGGTGGAAGATATATAGTATATGGTTTTAATTTTTTACTTATATTAAAATGATTATTATTAGCTAATTCAAACATCTTAAAATTAATATCATACTCTAAACAAAACTCTATTAAAGTTTCCCATTTTTTACGACCATTTAATATGAGTATATTTTTAGGTAAAAGACTTTTATCTATTTTATTTGCAAATAACATATTCATCACGATATAAAATAAGGCGACCACCAACCAGTCCAGCCTTTCTCCATTAAATGGTGCATTTGTCCTAGTGTACAGATACTATAATTTTTATCTGGTCCTTCTGCTTTAATTTTCGGACAAACCTTATCATAGGTTTCATATTCTATTTCACGATAATAAAATTCATCACTTCCTTTATTATATTTATTTAAGTAAAATTTATCATTGGATTTAAACTTATTCCATATATGTGATACATCACCTGTCCAAGATACAATGGATGAATTTAAAGGTGTATGAGCAGGTTCTCTCCACCAAGTATCATCTAATAATGTAAAATTCTTTCTAATTAAGTTTGGTAATTTATTATAGATAACTACATCTAAATCAAAGTATAAATTTTCTCCATCTCTAAACTTATCATACATTTGAAGTTTATTATACCAATTACCATACAAGTCATTTTCAATAACTTCAAAACTATCATACTTTATACCAGAATAAGTATCTATCATATGCTTTAAATTATCAACGTGCCAAGTTGTAAATCTTTTACCAGTCCTTACACAAATTATTCTCATTGAAATGCCCACGCTCTTTCATTACACCAAAAACATTTACCACAAGGATTTGGAAAATTTTCATTACCACTTTCTACTCCCCACGCACACGATTTAGTTAAAGGAAATAAATCTTTTATAAGATTGTGTTCTTTATATACACCTGATACAAACTTTTTATTTGTAAATATGTATGGTGTGTATGTAATACAATTATTATAACCTTTATCAAATACATCTAAACTTTCAAAGTCACCTGGATCACGTTTTCTTTCTGCAACGTCATAAAATCCACGTTCTTTCATAACTTCAATAGGTGGATTACAAGACATACCTGTTGCAACTATTGTATTATATTTTGTTGCCATTAATTCACGTATTGCTCTGCATTGTAATGCTTTTGAACAACCTCTTACATTTCTCCATAAAGTTGTAAGTTTACCATTTACCATTATTTTATTACGAGGATCAGCCATTTCTTTTTCTGCCTTTTCTATCCATACTGGATCACCTGTCCTAACATCAAATAATTCTAATTCTTTTATATTAGAGAATCTATCTTGTAAATATTTGTGTACACCAATAGCTCGTTCCGTATCAATAAGACCATCAGCGTCTTTGCTGTTAAAAGGGTATATCTCCGTTTGTGGAAAGTATGTTGCAATAAGAAATGCTAGAGAAGCTGAATCGCAACCACCAGATAATGATAAAACTATTTTTTTAGGTGCTCCTGTAGGAAAATGTTTTTCATCAAATAAATCTACTGTTTGATTTGAATATGTTATTTTCATTGTTTTGCCTTTTCATAATAAGGTTTTAATTCAGGATGTAAATCAAATAGATTATGATTATGTAATTTATCTAAAGCCTGACAATATTCAATTGTTTTAATAAACTGGTCAACATCTTGTTCTTTCTCTAATGCTCGTACAATATTTGGAAAGTTTTTATACTTCGGAATAAGTTCCTGTTTTATTTCATATGGTAAATTTTTAACTTGTAGAATTTTTGGATATTCTATTATATAAGATGTATGAGGTATTTCTTTTTCTTTTAAATAGTCTATCAACTTATAATTTTGTAATACACTTAAAAAAGAAATAACAGAATGGACATTAACTCTGGAGTTTTTTCTTTCCTTCATCACCATTAAATTATTAATAAGAGCAGGCCAGTCTGATTTTTTTCTAATATAATCATTGTATTTTCCATAACTATCAATTGATACTTTCATTATAAATTCTTTAAAGAAGTTAAAATAACTTCTAAAATTGTAACCTTCCATATCAAATACAGATAGATTTGTTTTATATATTAAGTCTATGCCTTTTGAGTATCCAGTTAGTACTAATTTATCAAGGAGTTTATAATGATTTTTCATAACTAATGGTTCGCCACCAATAAGTTTAATTGACCTAGTATATTTTGCTACAGAAGCAACATCATCAAGGTACTTTTCTCCATCGTGTTTCTGCGTATTCATCCTCTCACCATCTTTAGGATCTAAATCAGGATCATAAACTTTGCCTATTCTTTTTAATGATAGAGTTCTTGTATTAGCACTTCTTGGTGTACACATATAACAATCAAGGTTACACGCATTACCAAACATTTTCATTTTTATATCCAATAGTCTTTCATCTAATCCAATTTTATGTTCTTCTTTAAACTTTTGAACAACTCTTAATAATTCTGGTACTTTACTATCAAATGTTCCAGCAAGGACTTGTTCAACATATTTCATTCTATCAGACCGACCATACTTCTTTTCTTGCAAACGGCAACCAGTACAATGAACATCTAAATATTCTGGATCATAATCCTCTCTAGTCATTTGGTCTCTTAATTTATTTTGATAATCGGATGTATACCACTCTTCAATAGTAGTATCTTCCATATTATGACCAGTATGCCCTAGAGCGTCATAACAAGGTGCATATCTACCACTTAAACTTGAAAAAATATGAGTAAATGGTAAAGGACAAAACCATAATTTTTTATCTTTAAGTTGTTTTTCAAATTTTTCTTTTTGTTCCTTATTCACGCCAATTCTCCTTTATGAAAGACTCATTATGTTCGTGTATTGTTTTACCTGGACCAGTAAAATGTACCACTTTAATATATTTATGAACATCACCTAATATCATATAATCAGTCTTAAATTTGTCACGATAAATTTTGTTTAGTGTGACATTTTCCTTAAAATCGGATGAGTATTTACATATCCATTCCTCTGGTGTTTTAGTTAATTTTGTTTTATTGTCTTTTATTTTCCAATTAACATAGTTTTGTTCACCATAATATTTTGTATGAACATCACCAACATTATAATAATGTGTCTGCCAATAGTCTGGATTTTTAGCAAATTCATCCCATATATATTTTAAACTACCAGATTTAAACTTATAAAATCCACCATTTGATTCTAAAATTGACTTCCACCATATACCATAGGTAACTAATTCATTTTCTTCTACAGGATGTCCTATTAGTTCATCAACATTACCTGTAAT